ATATAGGTTGAGGGCATGAAATCAAAAAAACTAAATCTCGTTGTATCAATTGGGATATTTGCAATATCTTTGATACTTGCATTGTTTGGCAACATAACCCAAGATGTAAAAACGACCGTCGTACCAGCGACCACATTTCCCCCAGAAGCCAACCTGGAAGTAATTGATGAAATCAATTTACAGACAATTAAAGAGATGTACCCAAAAGAATATGAACTCTATGGTCGTCAGGCTATTCTTGACCTCGGAAATATGGCTTGCAATTCAGTTGACTACGGCATGACCGTTGATGGTCTCGTAGAACTAGCAAATCAATACGGTGTTGACTCGGGTCTACTTGGTGCAATCTTTGGTGCATGGATTCCGTCATACTGCCCTGAAAACGAATCAAAGTTCCTGAATGAGCCACAGTCAGTCACGGAACAAAGCGCCTAATGCTTATTGATTAAACAATGAAAGACTAACGGGCGGAATACTTTCGCTCAAACTCGCTCCACTCCATAACCGAGTGCTTATTCCCGTAATTGTCGTAATCATCAATTGATGACACTACGAGAAGATGAAGAGAAACAATTACTATGGATGAGATAAGTGCAAAAATAATCATGGCATGAATTATGCCAGCAATCTTTACTAGAGATGCATANTCATTGAAGTATCTCTAAATTAGATAAACACAATCTCTATAGCGGATACCAGTCTTCAAGAAGGTCTATCGGTATTTCGTTCTTGTAGCACAAGTCCGCATACGCATGGTCTGGGCTTACCCCAAGACCCACCGTCTTCTTGTACTCATCGGTGAACAAGTCAACAGCATCACAATCGTCGCCGTAGAAGTAATTGTTCATTGCTTCAGTGAATTCTTCGCATTCAGGGAACGCAATCCACTTGGCGCCCTCGTATGTCCCCCCGTACCGAGCCTCTCGTATTATGACTGGGTAGAGGTCAATGAGTTTTTTAGTCATGCGACTACTTTATCGGGCATGCTCCAGTTGCACAATCGTCCATCTCAATCANGCCATCAAATGAGCGCTGAACNAGTGGAATTGATGTNTCAATCTTTGCAATTGCCTTNCGGTAGTCAGCCTCTGAAATCTCCTCGTATGGAGGAAGCACGAAGTTGTGGTCGCTGTGCAAGAGAAACGATACGGACTTGACGCTCTTATCGTAGTTCTTTGAGAGCCACTCCTGAATTGCTGGCAGTTCTTCCTTGCGGTAGTAGACCGTTACGGAAACGGCATTGTCNGCCCATTCCGTCTGCATCTTCTTGACCCAGTCAAGTTGCTCAACTGCAGTCATGCTCGCGGCAAGGACCGAACCCTCTGGAGACTCGCAAGGGAAGTCCACTACATAGCGCGTGTGGTCCTCTCTGCCATCAAGGCCCATGTCCCACTGAACCTTGTACCCACGCTTGCGACAGGCCTCCACAAGCGGGTCTGACGAGCCAAAACGGACACGGCGTGTGTAGAAGCGTGCGTACGCTGGGTGGATTCCTGGGGTCACTCCTGGGAGAAGTGACAGCGTTCCAGACGGCTGAACCGTAGTCAGGCGAACAGATGCTGGGATGTTATTTGACTCGGAGAAATTCTTATCAAACTCCTTTAGTGCAACATACCCAGGACTCAGCCATTCAAGTTTTTGTGGGTCGCACTGCAAGATTCCTGTCACCGACTGTCCAAGACGAGCATTCTTGTGAACAATTGAAGTTGTCTTTTCGTATGGGTAGTCCATCCGCGTAATTTGCTTTTGAACCTTGTAGAGGAGTGTTGAGATTTCAACGAACTGCTCGTACGACTCAATGTTTGGCAAAAACAATGTTGCCAAGTTGCACGACTCGCCATCAGCAAGCGCGATTTCTGCGCATGGGTTGAAACCCTCAATTGAGTTATCAACATTCACCTCTCCAACGCGACCATAGCGACGAGCAAGGCGACGGTTTAGCAAGCCGTAGGGCTCGCCAGTTCCGTCGTAGCCCTTCCAGAGTTCTGGTTGAATCTCTTCGTAGTAGTCGGCGTAAATGCTGTTGTTTGAGTTTGCTCGCCATGCTGGAACATTCCCTGAGCCCCAGTTTTTTGCACGAAGGAACAGCACATCGTCTGGGTCGCCCATTGCAATCTGTGCTGAGCGGCGTGACGAACCAGAGACGACGATGCGACCGATGATGTTGCAGATATCAAGAACATCAATTGAGCGCAGTTTCTTTCCGACACGATTGTCCATTACTCCGCAAATATCTTTGATTCCGTCAATCAATGCGCCAGGGCCAGAAGCAGTACCACCGAATGTATTTAACGGTGCGCCGTACTCACGAATCAAGATTGTTGAGTACGAGAAAGATTTTCCAGTATGGAAGTACGACTTTAGAACAGCGTGCAGCAGACGCTTCCAACCTTGACGCGAATCTGGGACAATGATGTCCGCGTCGTTTGAACGCTCATGAGTGATTGTCACTCCAGTTTTTACTTTTGGTAAATCGTGAATCTTGGAACGCTCAACAGAGAAACCGACACCACCACCAAGCATCAAGTATTCAAACAACAGTTCAAAGTCTTCAATCTTTTCAATATTNGTGAAGTAGCAGTTATTGAGAGAAGTTGCGTTAAGTTTCTTTACAAGTGGGGTTCCTAGTTGCCAGAGCGAACGACCAGAAAAAGATGCTCGCAAGTTGAAGCAGTGGTCAAACAATTTTTCCGCTTCTTCGTCGGTCAATTGTGCGCCAATCTCAATTGCTCCGTTGATTACGCGCTGGAGTGTTTCGTGCCAAAGTTCGGTGTCGCCGTTCTCCTTTTTGCGGCTATAGGTACGCAGGAAAACAATCTCACCAAGGCCATTAAAGCCCCATGGGGCTGATTTTAGGGAATACGAATCTACAAATGATTGGTCAAGCATGATAGGCCCTTGTCTAGTTGTGAGTGGGTAATGAGTTTACACTACCCGCAAATACTGAAAGAGTCTAAAGTAATCCTAATTTTTCTGCTTCAGCAATTGGAATCTGTTTTCCCTTTGGGTAGACAAGAATTTTCGTCTTTGTGAAAGGTGTCAACATTATTTCTTCCCAAATATCTTCTTCAACCAAAACTGTTTGACTATGTTTCAACGATTCAATCTGATTGAAGCCAGCAATATGTTCTGGTTTTTTAGATTCACCAACACAGTCTCCAGTTGGATGTCCACACACTGGACATGGTTGCCTGTCGGCTCTTGAGAGTGGTATGTTTCCACCAACAAATGATTGTGCGAAACTATCCTGTCGGTAAAAGGTCATACCACTAGTATACGCCCTCGTATCGGCCCACTCTTATAAGGTGTAGAAACCGTAGCGGTGACACGGTGGTTCAAGTCCACCCGAGGGCACTAAAACTCTTGAATGTGAAATCCAGTACTTAGTAACAGTTCAACCATTTCTTCATCCAAGTTGTCCACAGGTTCTCCACAGGGATTTTTTAAAACTGTGTATAACATTTTGGGGTAAGAGTAGGTGGCGACAACTTCTGCGGCGTTTTGGGAAAACGATTTCAAATTCCCCCAAATAACTTCACGACCAAGTTTGTACTCATACGGCATGGCGAATAGGTATATGTCTGGAGTATCTGAACCTGGGCGCATTTCGCAGTGCATGATGGTTAGGCACTCGTGGACATCTGGGTCATTTTCAACAAAGGCTTCTGGGAGGGGTTTTTCGTTTTGCTCGTTTGAGACATATCCCTCGGCAATGAATGTCACCGCATCCATGCCCAGTTTGAGGCGGAAAATTTTTACCAAATCAACGCATCTTAGGAACCTATCGCCAGGGGNGTCCTTCATGTATTGGGTATCTAGTTGGGCGCATATTTTGGGCACCGAATCACGCCATGCAAAGAAATTAAAGGCTAGTTCCTCCCCGATGCCGTCCTCTTTGACAATTTGGTTCTTGGCCACCTGGGTGGCGGTGAGTGTCAATGCAATCTTTGAAAAACTATCTTCGTATAAATCCACTTCCGAACACTAGCAATAGTTTCACTACTGGTAGCGGATAATGGACTAAGGTTCATGGTTATGGCAACTAAAAAGAAAACAGCAAAAAAGGCAGTTAAGAAGGCTCCAGCGAAAAAGGCTGCGCCAAAAAAGAAGGCTGCTCCACAAAAAGTAAAAGCAGAAGTGACTATTGAAATTCCACAAGCAATTGAGGAAGTTCGCGAAAAGGTCACTCAGCAAATCAACGAGGCAATCGCAATCGCTGAGCGCAAGGGAATCCTGAAGCGCCTGCGGAGTTGGTTGTCAAAGTAAAGATGAGCAAGAATTCCCCATCAAAGACCTTCAGGTCTCGCATGGCGGGTATTCTTGGCATTTCTCCAACTCAAATTTCCGAAGATGATGCGAAGAAGGCTCGCAGGGCTTTTTCTTTGCACCGAGACGAGGTAAAAATCGCTCCTCCTGACTTCATGAAGCCAGAATAGGACTTAATTTCACCCTCTAGGTTGTCATTTGCCATTATTGCCTGTAGACAGGACCTCGCACTATCAATAACTAGCGAGGTAAATTATGGCAAGAGTTCATGGCAATAAATCAATCATGAAATTTGTAAGAGAAATTGAAAAAATCGGGTTTACGGTAATAAACAAGAACAATAAGTTCAAAATGTACCCGCCCGCACATCTTGGGACCAGGGTTTACACGACTCATGGAACACCAATGTCAATTAAGCCGCTATGCGCTGACTTTGAAAAGATTTACGGTGTCGTTCTTGACGCAAAAAACTTTCTATAGTTTAAATTGCTGTTAATCCTGCTTTGGAAAAGCAAGATTTATTGAAGAAACATCAACGAACCAGATGGTTTTGCCAAATCTGTCTTTTTTGCTCTTGATTTCACCATTTGGATAGTTCTTTTCTACCCATTCTGCAATTTCTTCGTCCGACATTGAGAATGTTTTGTCTATAAAACGATTCCAAATTGAACTGGCCATCTTGTGGCGCGCTAAACCAGTCATTTTGCTTCTTCTTCTTCTTTCGGAACGCCATTAATGAGTTCTTCAACAATCAATTTTGCATAACGGCGTCGTAATTTCCAGATTTTTCCGTTCATTTCAAGCATTGCTTGGGTATTTCGGGCTTTTTCTGTAATTTTTGAATCGTAAAAACCGTACTTAGCAAACATGATTTCGTCTAAATCTGAATTTTCAATCAAAATATCTGAAATCCAATGCGCTTTATCGTCAATCGCAATCATGAGATGGCAAAGACCCTCGTATCCGAAGTCGTTGTACACCTTGCTAACGACCATCCCGCAATAATTGGAGCGGAACATCTCGTCCGACTTTCGTGCACCAGCAATGAAGTCGCTAAGGAACGCTAAAAACTCATCTCTGCTTGGAATTTCTTCCCCGTCATCAAAGCCTGACATAGATATCCAATCTCGTTCGCCAAAATTGCTAAACCAGCATGAACATTATCGCATTACGCGATGTCAAACTAACGAAAGAATAAATTTTTCAGATTGGACTTTTGTCTTTGAGACCCACGAGTACATATTCATTGACGCATTTGCACGGTCAAGCGTATCTGCATCGCGATAATGGTCAAGATACTCGCCAATTGCATTAAGCATTGACCAGCCATTCTCTCCGTAGCCTGCAGCGTTATTTGAGTTTTTGTAAATGTCCCTGACTACCGCCCACACATGCTCACGGTTCTCTTCTTGACGCTGTGTTTCCTGCGTTTTCTTGGGGAATGCATTTGAGATAACTTTGTCAACTCTCACTGGAGTCATTGGAATAGTAAGCAGTTGTTCTGCTGTGCGGCTGAACTCTTTTGCCCACTCCGTAGACATGCGCAAAACAGTCTGCGCTTCTTCCATGGCAGAATCAGCATTGCGGGTGTGGCGAGCCGTAAACACGCTCCTAGCGGCATCTAGACCAGCAATAACGGTGTTTTTACACACCGCACGGATTGATGTGTTCGCAAAAGTGATTGGTGTCTTTCCGTTATGACCGTTTCTGACCAATAGAAAGCGCTCAATCTGGTCATTTACTCCAGTTGGGTCAATAATCAATCCACCGAGGTCAATACAGGCAAAAAACTCCCGACCGCCGTCAAGAACTCCTACGGTGTCTACTACGGCATCTCCGCTTGAAGCGCCGACAACATCCAGAGCGCGGTCTAAAACTTCGCGATTTTGCTGAATAACGAAGCGAGTTCCGACTGTTGACAAACCATCAAATGTTCCATCTGGGTTGACCCGAATAGTCGCCCGCGAATCATCAATTACTACTGGCGTACCGTCTGGATTTCGCAGCATGTTGCCTTCTGCGTCAATAGCGGCGACACTTGCCAGCACGACATCAAAGTCGGCTTGTGCTGCCACGAGCATTTCCTCTGCTGTCAATGCGTTCTCGTCCATTGGCTTGCCGAGTCGGTGCCATGGGATTTCCCTCTTTGAATACGCCATCTTGGCGGTTCCATCTTTTGCAATTTCTATTTTATGTGCCATGCAGACATACTATCGGATAAATCTACCGAAAGGCGAACTACACCATTTGGGGTTTTGAGGGCGCAACTTTGACGCTAGGATGAGGACATGACCACTATCAATGAACTAATAGACGAATCCATTCAAAATTTACTTTCTAGGTCCGTTACGGGCAAAAGAAACTTCATCAAAATCACCGAGGTCGTTGATTTGCTGCTGAAAATTGAAGAATTAGTGCCCGAAATAGTCATTGATGGTGACGGATTTGTCAAGTACTTTAAGGGAAATTCGCAAAAGTTGTAATCGGACCGCAATCATTTGATAAACTAGATGTACTTGCGATAACAGATACATACTGCGGTAATTGCTATAACGCCGCTCTTCATATCCACCGACAGCAGGAGAGAAAATTGAAAACAATTACTGGATGGGGAATTTCTTTACTTTTTTTCACCCTCGGAGTAGCAATACCCGCCGAGGCGGCATCAGTGCCGACAGTTGATTCATGGAGAGAACCCTCCCAATCAGCACAATTGTTACAAAAGCAAGACGAAAGACGAACCCAATCCCAGCAGGCAATCGTGTTTGCTCATGGGGACATTTCATGGCTTCCTCAACTGGCCGCTCAGGCTGGTTGGCCCAAGAAGACTTGGAAAAAGTTGGGACAAATCATTCTTCGCGAGTCGGGTGGTTGCCCGAATCGCATTGGTAGTTCCATTGTTGACAAAAACTGCAATATCACTGGTTACACCAGGGCGACCAACAAGTCGGACTCGGGTCTGTTGCAAATTAACGGCGTGAACTGGGATATGAGCCGAAACAAAAACGCCATTGCGTGCGTCCAGTTCGGTTTTTGCAAGCAAAAAGACCTACTTGACCCTGTCAACAACTTAATAGTTGGGCGGGAACTGTTTAGGCTTGCTGGCTGGGACCCGTGGGACCCGTGCGCATGGGGTCCTGAATATGCACATAGATGCAAATAACTAGGTAGGCTCCAGCCATGAATATTCGTGGCGAAATCCTGGTTGATACAGCAAAAATCATTGACGGTGAGCGCAATAGTTCGTACGGCGAACCATTTGACGACTTCACAACAACTGCAGAGTTCTGGCAGACATACCTTGAACGCACCATTCATAGGCGCGGGAAGTTGGTTGTTAAGCCTCACGATGTGGCAGCGATGATGAACCTGCTGAAGACTGCTCGTCTCACATGGACTCCAGAAAATGAGGACCATTGGAAAGATGCAATTGGCTACTCTGCATGCGGCTGGGAGTGCGTAACAAAAGAAGCCGATGAAAAGTGAGTGGTTATAACCCTGGCTTTGATATCAGCCCCAATTTTGATGCTGACCTTGCGTTTGGTCAACAAGGTGAAGAGTCGGTAAAGAAGTTTTTCCAGAGTCTGATATCAGGTTCAAGCGAAGTAAAGACCGATAGATATCGCAATGGCAGGATGGTGGTAGAAACAGACCAAAACCCGTATAACAGAGGGTGGAAAAAGTCTGGAATCAATGTAACCACAGCGCAATGGTGGGTCTACATCTACTCACTTGGCGAAGCATTTGTGATTGTTTCGGTTGAGCGGTTAAAGCGGTACTTACGCGCTAATCCAGGCCGTTTCAATGAGGAAACAAAGGGTAATTTTGCTCGCAACTCAGACAATCCAACACGAGGTTTCCTGCTTGAGCCAGACGAAGTGATGGACATGCTATACAACAACAGGTACGACTGAAAATATGGCTTTTGACTATGTGAATTCCTTCTACGAGGGTGGAACTTGGGCCAAAAAAGTTGCCCGCCGACTGAATGACAACGGTGTTCGCTGCCGCGCAACTGAAGTGCAAATTGCCAAGAGCAATGAAGAGCGCGAATTTATGACTAAGTACGAAAAAGACATCGTTTTTGAATGGTCTGAAAATTGTCTTGAGGTTAAATCATCAACGAGAGACTTCACTGACGATGTTCTTTCGTATCCGTTCAATTCTCTTTTTGTTGATACCGT